AACATCCTGCATCAGCCTGTTGGACTAAACGCATTTAGGAAACAATATGAAAGAATCAAATACATCACCGTGGATGGCGTTCTGGGGCGAAGACTTTAATAGATCAACCATTGGTTGGTCACTTGAGGAGCGTGGCGCGTACCACTTCCTGCTGTGGCATTCATGGTCGTGCGATGGATTGCCACCCGAACTAGACAGGATCTTTAGACTTGACCCAGACCTAAAGAAGGTGTGGCCGTGCCTTGAATCTAAGTTTCCAATATCCAAAGATGGTCGCCGCAGAAACCCACGCCAGGAGCGCGGTCGATTGGAAATGCTTGACATGTGTTCTAAAAAGAGTAGGGCTGGCAAGTTGGGTGCGGATAAAACACATGGCACATGCCATGCGTCTGCCACACCTCGTGCCACACCTCGTGCCATACCTCCTGCCATCAGTTTGCCAATGGCAGAACCTGTGGCAAACGCTTGGCAGAACACATGGCAAACCGTTGGCTATTCACCTTCACCTTCACCTCTACCTTCACTTTCACTTTCATCTCCAATTTCAAGTGCTATAAAACATACGCTCAACGGCGTTGCCGTCGAGCCTGAGTTTGAGAAGAAAAAGTTAGCAAAGAGCATCCCAGCATCCGAGATTGAGCGAGTCTGGGAATGCTTTCCACGCAAGGTAGGCAAGTTGAAGTCGCTTGCTCTGATTCGCAAAGCATGTGATCTTGTCGCTGTCGAACACGACTTGCTTGACGCTGGTGACGCGGTCGAGTACATGATCGAAAAAGTGAATCTGTTTGCTGAGGATTGTCGAAAGAAAGCAACTGAGCCACAGTTTATTGCACACCCACAAACTTGGTTGAACGGTGGACGGTATCTTGATCCTGTGGTCACAGAATCGCATTAGATGACAGCCACGGCGTTCGTGGCGATAATTGGTCTGTAGGTATTACTTAAAGCAAAGAATCGTTTAAATCGCATTTAACAGAATAGAGCACGACATGGATGCATTGCTGATCGGACAGGCTTGGGAGTTGAAATTGATTGACAATGTCGCTGACTCGATCCGCAGATCAAAGTGGCTTGACGGTGACCAGAAGATTGGCATCCTGCAATTGAGTTACGAGTACTCAGGACTGTTCGCTCAGGTGCTGGCGCATCGATTGACCTTGACAGGCGAGCCAATGCCGATTGAACCTGTTGACATCCCATACAAAAACGAGTTTGAGGTGGTGTTGCATCCAGACAAACTTGATCGCTACCACAAGTTGATCGTCTTAGACTCAGGGTGCCTGACAGGAGGCAACTTCACGCGGATCAGGTCGCAACTTTACAATTACGGCTATCGACCACAAGACTTAATCTTTGTTTGCCTGGCTTGCAGCACGGAATCGTTCTTCACGCCCGACCATTGTCCGTTGTACTTTGACGGCCGCGCTTCAATAGTTCATTTCTGGTGGGAGTGCAAGACAAACAAGTTTGATTGATATGTACAGAAACGGCAAAAATGTATACAGGTTCAAAGTATTTGAATGTGTATTGGGGAGTTAGTCTCCCGACACTTATCCCGACAAAGTGTCGGGACTTAGCAATACTTAGTTGCATAACTATTGACAATATGTAATAAAAATATGTAACATCTCCTTACATGAGCAGAATCAAAGTGGCACTAAACGAGCATGGATACCGCATTGGTGCAACGCACCAGCGCGCTCGACACTCAGAGCAAACAGTGGATAAAATCAGAATTATGCATGAAACACACGGATACGGATACCGCAAGATTAGCGCAATGCTTGGAATTGGGCGGTCTACAGTGCAGAAAGTGTGCAAATACCTCATACGCGGTCAGGCGCCGCATGAATATAGGGTGATTGATGGCTAAAGTAACCAGACCTTCGCGGCTTCTTGATTCTGTAAGACCTGGCCCTATCTGCAAGTACACAGTTGAATTGGCAGATGAGATTTGCCATAGGTTGTCTTTAGGGGAATCTTTACGGACTATCTGTAAAGATAAGGCAATGCCAAGCATGGCAACTATTATGCGATGGTTGAATGAAATCGAGGATTTCGAGAGCAAGTATATGCGCGCAAGGGCATTCCAAGCACATGTTTGGATAGATGAAATGCGGGATTTATCCACTTCTGAGCCTGAGCGAAACCCTGTGACTGGTGCGCTCGACTCTGCCAGCGTAAACCACATCCGTAATCAGGTGTCTACCCTGCAATGGCTAGCAATGAAACTGAACCCAAAGCGTTACGGAGACAAGACGGCCATCGAGCATCAGGGTGGAATCAGCCTGACGGTGGTCACAGGTGTTCCTAGACCTGACGATTCAATCACAGGACGGAAGACCGATGCCAAACAGATCACATGACCAGCACACATTTGACAGTCAATTACACTCCGCGAGCGTGGCAACGCAAGTGCCACATGTCGATGAAACGATTTACGGTGTTGGTATTGCACCGCCGCGCTGGCAAGACGGAACTAGCAATCATGGAGTTGCTAGATCACGCAATGAAATTCGAATCAGAAATGGGCTTATTCTTTTATTTGGCGCCATTCTTAAAGCAGGCCAAGGCAATTGCCTGGAGTCGGATCAAAAGCAAGTTGCAACCGATGATCGGAACTGGCGCCGTAACGATTAACGAGTCTGAATTGAGCGTGACATTTGGACACAACGGTGCTGTGATCCGTATCTTTGGAGCAGACAATCCCGATGCCATGCGAGGCGTCAGATTAGACGGCATTGTGGTTGACGAAGTTTCACAAATTCGTCCGACAGTGTGGGAGGATATTTTGCAACCGTGTTTGTCAGATCGCAACGGCTGGGCGATATTCACAGGCACACCGAACGGCGTGAATCTGTTTAGCGAGATTTATTATAAGGGTCAGAAGTTGCCTGATTGGCACACTGAGATTTACACGGTCTACGACACGGACGCTGTGATCGCATCTGAAGTCGAGCGCTTGCGCCGCGACATGACTGAAACATCGTTCAGCCGTGAATACCTATGCGACTTTAACGCCAGCGCGGAAGATCAGTTGATTAGCCTGTCGGATGCGAACACAGCAGCGAACCGTGAGTATGCGGACAAGGACTTTGAGAGCGCGCCCAAGATTGTGGGCGTTGATCCAGCACGGTTTGGTGATGATCGCAGCGTAATCATCAGGCGCCAAGGTCTAAGGGCGTCAGACATAATGGTGTTTCGTGGGCTGGACAATATGCAACTAGCAGCCAGGGTGGCAATGGTGATGGATCTGTGGGAGCCTGACGCTGTGTTTATCGACGCAGGTGGCGGCGCTGGTGTATTAGATCGCCTACGCCAACTTGACTACGACCCCATCGAAGTCCACTTTGGAGGCAAGGCGAATCTGGAACAGCAGTTTGTCAATCGTCGTACTGAGATGTGGTGGAACATGAAAGAGTGGATTGAAAACGGTGGAGCCATTCCAAGCGATCCAATGCTTCGCCAGGAACTATCGACGCCGACTTATTGGTTTGACTCGCAAGGCCGCAAGATGCTGGAATCTAAAGACGAGATCAAGAAGCGTTTGCAAGGCGGAGCATCGCCAGACATCGCTGACGCGCTTGCATTGACATTCGCATATCCAGTTGGCAAGCGACTGCCGCTTGAAGTGCGAAACAAACTGCGACTTGGCAAGGCGAAAGACTACGACCCATACAGCAGGAACGACTGACGGTACCCATATCGAATTTGGAATGCGTAGATTGATGAGGCAACACAATATGCAAGACATTGCAACAACCAACACCGACAGCATCGCAAAGATGAGCCAATCGGCAATTGAAAAGGTATGCATGTTTGAGCAGTTCTTGTTGACTTTGCCGCAAGTTGTGATGCCTGTGACGCACACACTACACGGTGGAGTTTACTCGCGGACACTTACTATTCCAGCAGGAGTAGTCATTACTGGTGGTTTCATTCAAGTTCCAACGACTCTAATAATTAATGGTCGTGGAACTATTCACGCAAATGACGAGACGATGGAAGTCAATGGATACAAGGTGATTGTTGCAAGCGCTGGACGC